ATACTAATAGTCTAGGAATATCATTACCTACAGATATAGGTATCGATTCTGGATCAGCAAACGCTTATGTTGTCTCTATGCCAGAGTATAATTTTCAAACTGGATTGACAATTAAAGTTTTATTAGCTAATGCAAGTACATCAACTACACCAACATTTGTTTTTAATGGTAGCTACGCTTACACAATTAAAGGTCCCACGGGAGGGGCTTTATCATCTGGTGACATGAATACAACTATTCCTGCCGTATTATTGTGGGATGGTTCAAATTGGCTATTACAGAATCCACAAGTATCTGGAACCGGACTTACTTCTCCCCTAACTACTAAAGGAGATATTTGGGGATATAGTTCAACTAATGCTAGAATTCCGGTGGGAGCAAACGGTCAAGTATTAACTGCTGATTCGACTCAAACACTTGGTGTTAAATGGGTAGCTATACCTGCATTCACTTATCCCGGAGCCGGTGTGCCTTTATCAACAGGATCGGCTTGGGGTACGAGTTATGGACCTCAAGGCACCGACAGCAATGTAATGACAGCCGGAACGGTTTCAGGGACAGGCGCACTCCTATGTACAGATTCGAATGGGGGCGCTACGACCGTAGGCTGCGGTGGAGGCACAACCACGAACGCCCTGACGGGTGCGACGAGCGGTGGAGCGTCTCCCGGCACCACATTCAACGGGTCCGGCACGGTTACGTTCGACTACCACACCTTCGGCGCGGCAGGACTCGCGGCGTCAAACACCTTCTCTGGGACAACCACAAACGATTTCTCTGGAACCTCGCAGTTCAAGCTACCGGTCACAGCAGGATACGCATCAGCGGCGAACGGAGAAGTTGGGTATGACTCCACTAATAAAAACTTCCATGCGTGGGTAAATGGAGCCGATACGCTTCTAATCCCGCTTGCACCGGGTTTTGTAAGTGGCGATTGTGGACAACCTACTTCTGTGAGCGGTTCGTGGACTATCGTTGACGTTGGAGGAGCTTGTGGAGTTAGTGGAGGAGGTTCAGCTTTCTCTGCGATCACTAGCGGAACTAATACTACAGCAACTATGCACGTTGGAACTGGCGCAACGTTGGATTCGACTGGAGGCATAGTTAATGCGACGAAGATCAACGGCGTCGCTACGACTGGAACCCCATCGGCTGGTCAGGTTTGCTCCGCAACGAGCGGAACAAATTGCACATGGCAATCTCCCGCATCGGGAGGAACTACTGTTGACGTCATCTCGGACCAAAGGCCAACGGGAACAAACTTCCACAACGAGCTTGAATACTTGTCCGTCACAGCCGGAAGCACCTACACGCTTCTGAGTGAAACAGGCTCTGGTGTTGTCACGAGCATTGCTCTGGTCCTAGACCCCAGTTCTGGAATTGGATGCCAAGGGCTTATGACCTCGACCATTAAAATCTCAGTAAACGGCGACGCTTCTCCAAACATTTCGATGCCGATTTCGGCCTTTATGGGAGAAGGGTATCAGGGGTGTGCAGGTAGTTACGTTATTTTCGCAAATGAGTTTTTTGGGTCCAGTGCAGCCTGCAACATCCAAAATACTTATTTTTGCGCTGGTTCCGGTACTAATGGTGCAGGTGCGTGGTCGAAGATGCCGATTCCGTTCAGTAACGGAATCACTATCACCCTTACCATGTCTACCGCCACTCCCGGCTCCGGAACTCTTTGGAGCAACATTCAAGGGGACACGGCTACAGATAACTTTCCATACACGGAGAAACTTTGGGCATCTTATATACTCCCATCGACTTCGGGCGGTGGTGCAGGGTCAGGCCTTGGAGTGGCTACCGGAGCGTCAACGGCATCTTATGCACAAGAGAAGATTGTGGATTATGCTGGCTCAAATCCGGGGAGGTACATCGGCACTTATTTTCTAGACGATGACACCCCCGGAAGCCTCAGCCCTAAGTACGCAACTCTCGAAGGGAACTATCGCATCTACACGGATGCCTCCAATGCTGTTTGGACCGCCAGTGCAACACTCAGCACAACGACTAAGATTATGGACTCCAATGGAAATCTTCAAACGGCTTCCAGTGGAACCACCGGAGGGTCTATCCCGTCATCATGGGGCTGCTATACGGGAGCAACGACGACAGACAACACCGTGACGTGGACGGCTACTGTTGGTGAGCCGTGGACTGTGTGGAGAGCATCCAAGGCGTACTCTTTGGCCTGTATGTCGGTGCTGGACACGAACGGAAACATTGAAACCATTACGACTACAGGAACGAGCGGTTCAAGCGCTCCAGCATGGCCTTCGACGGGTTCTTGCACAGGAACCACAACTACAGACAATACCGCGCACTGGAGATGCAGTCTTGGTTCCACGATGATAAAAGCTGCCATGCGCTCAACGGGAACAGAAGATTATTTTCTAAGCTCAAATTACTTCCAGAACTACACCGCTCCTTTCGCTTTTGGTACAGGCGGTCTAGATTCGGGCATCGGATTTCCTTATAATACATCCGGTAATGGGACTGTTTCCGCCTATCGCTTCTACAAGTATGAGCCGATCAGATTCAATCATTCGGTCACTGTCTACCGTGAAAATGGAGATTCGTCTCAAGTGCCCATTAGCTCTGGAACCTCAACAGCCCTAGAGACGGGCTGGTGGTATACGCAAGATACAAATTAAGCACGTTCAGTAAAACTATTTTTAATAAGAAGGTATAAAAAATGGCAGACAAAAACAAAGAAACAGTGAAGCTCTCTCAGCATCGAGTAGTAATGCACTTGCATAAGGGAGGGCTTCATAGGGCTTTAGGAATTCCTGAAGATCAAACCATTCCTAAAGAGAAGATAGAGGCTGCAACCCATAGTAACAACGCGCATGTAAAAGCCATGGCTAATTTAGCGCATACAATGGGTGAATGGCATAAGAAGTAACAAGAGCGGAGGCTCTCTGCATGACATTAGAAAAACTTAGAAAGTTATACATGCAATGTAGAACCTTACCTAACTATCAATATAAAGATTTGTCAGAAGAAGCGTTACTTGTCAAAGCTAAGAAAAGCTTCAATAAGACTTCAGAAAAGCAAAAAGAAAAGGTCCTAGAAAATTGGGCTAAAGAATTAGGTAAGAATAGCATATCTGAATTAACTGTTGATGAAATTCAAGAAGCTGTAAAGTTTCGTTTCATGGCGCAGACAAATCTATTCTTCTTATGCCACCTTCTTGAAAGCTATAATGAAACAACTGTATATACACATGAGGAAATTTGCAACGACTTCTTCGTACAAAAAGACCCAACGTTCATTACGTTTAGGGACTTTGCAGACCAATACTCAGAACTAAAATCAAGAATGTTATTAGTGCCAAGAGGCGGTTTTAAGTCCAGCATCGATATGGCCGACTGCGTTCAATGGGTAATTTGTTTCCCGGCAATTACTATCTTGATTCTAACAGGAGTTTATGATCTTGCAGGTGATTTCGTTGGAGAAATTAAAAGACACTTTACCTTAGAAGAAACGGGAAGTTTCGATATCAAGAAGAAAATGACTTATTCTCCACGTAAGATCATGGATAAAGAAAGTGGAGAATGGTCGAATAGCATGTTTCAGGTATTATTTCCTGAGCATTGTATTACTCCTTCTGACGGCACTATGTTTGAATATCAAACTCCTGCTGAGTCAGATAAGAAAGAGCCTACCGTAAGAGCCGCATCTATCGAACAGGCTTTGTCAGGTTCCCACTTTGATGTTCTAAAACTGGATGACGTTGTGACTAACGAAAACAGTCAGACACCAGATAGAATGATGAAAGTAAATAAGCAAATTGAAATTAACAAAGCTATGATGAACCCTTATGGGTTCTTCGATGTTATCGGTACATGGTACGATATAGCCGATTTCTACGGAATTTCAATTTCTCAAGAAGAACAATTTGCTAAAGAGCAAGGAATTATTGAAGGAATATCCGGGTCAGTAGACAGTGGACGCTTTAATAGTTCTGTCTATTGCAAACTTTACTTACGTGCGGCTTGGTGGCCTACAGAAGACGCCGTTAAGCAAGGTAAGATTGAAGAGGAAATGACGGAATCTGATTGGGACTTATGGTTCCCTGAGAGATTGACGTACAAGTTTCTCTATACTGAAAAGAAGACCGATAAAACCGGCACTACTTTTGCCATTAAATATCTAAACGATCCTCGTAAGATGAATAAGATCAAGTTCCCTAGAGAACTGCTTACTCGTCGCACGATTCCACATAATCAACTTCCACCAGCAGGAAACGGTGTAGTTGTAATGGCCGTAGATACTGCCTACAGCGTAAAAAGTTGGGCAGACTACACAGTTATTATGACTGGTTTGATTTTCGGTGGACGTTTTTACATTATTAATATGGTTCGTGGTCGTTATAACGAAGATGAACTACCAAAAGTAATCGCCAGTACAGCTTATAAATGGAAGCCAAAGAGAATTTCCATTGAAGAATCAGTTGGTGTAAAGTGGTTTAGTAAAGAACTAAGACGTGAAATGGACCGTTTGCAGATATCTATTCCTATCGAATATGTATCTCTTGGACATGGTAGCAAGTTACGTTCTAAGCAGTTAAAAGCTAAACCTGTTCTAAGACTTCTTGGAGACGAACGCTTATACTTCCTTAACTCCTGCGAAGGACTTGAAGAAATATACGAAGAAATGTCCAAATTTACAGGGACTAGTGATGATAAGCATGATGATATTGTGTCTGCTATATCACTTCTTGTCGAGCAATATGCTAGTTATGCCGACTTCGATAGCAGAATTAATTCAGTACACCAAGATTATGCAGTAAATATGAAATCAAAAGCCATGCATGATATGGTTTATTGTTTAGGAAAATATGCACGTCTTAACGAAGCAGGAATAATAGACGAAAACCCAACAACACAATATCAGGTTGACAAGGCTTTAGCAAGTGCAGAAGTCCAGCAAGCTTACTATGATCCAATCCAAGAAGCATTTGGATAAGAGGGGTGTATGTTATGGCAACAAAAACCCTACAAATTATACGCGAAGCAATTATATCCAAGTATGAGAGAGATTTCCCCGGTGAAACTCGTAGTGGGAAAGTCTTTAGCTCTTATATTTTAGATAGATACGCCAAATTGCTGTATCGCATACATTTAAAATCTATACAAGATAAGTAATTGAGAGGAACCTAATGGCTTTAATTTCTGAACAAGGTAAGAATACACAGGCAACGTTAACCCCGAAAGACTATAAGGCAGGTGGTGTTTTAACTAACACTTCCGCCGAAGTGACGTTAGTTGTGGGTTCCGCAAGTAAAGCCGAAAGCTTCATCCAAGACAAACAGTATGGTTTATTATGGAGAGATGCAGACCTTCTGTATCAATCACCTAGACCAATGTCTGTTTATGAAAATACTTATATCCTTGAACCTAACGTACAGAGATTCACCGTAGCAAAAGTTGTAAACTCTATTGTTCCACAATTATATAAAGGTCTTTTCTACCAAGACCCTCCAATGGTATTACGTCCCCGTCCCGGCGTGTCCCAGAACATTACAGACGCCAAGACGGTGTTGTTTTCAGCACTTCTAGACGAATGTGATTTCAAAATGGAAACTCGCATCGGTTTAGAACAAATGGCCCT